ACAATTAATGCTAGACCTTGCTTAACAATCAACAAGTTACCGCAACACGTTCATCAAGTTACTAATGAACAACGCCAAAACCGACCTTCGGTGAAGGTAATTCCTGTGGATGATAATGCTGACGTAGAGGTCGCAGAGATATTCGAGGGAGTTATTAGGCATATTGAATATATCTCAGATGCAGATGTCGCATACGACACCGCATGTGAGAATCAGGTCACCTATGGTGAAGGTTACATCCGTGTACTAACTAAATATTGCGACGACAATACATTTGATCAAGATATCTACATTGGTCGCATCCGCAATTCCTTTAGCGTGTACATGGACCCTACAATCCAAGACCCAACTGGCGCTGATGCTGAATGGTGTTTTATTACAGAGGATATGACAAAAGCTGAATACGAGCGTCAATTCCCTGATGCTGCACCAATTTCATCAATTATGCAGCAAGGTGTAGGCGACTCTTCACTAAGCCAATGGCTAACAGAAGATACAGTCCGTATTGCAGAGTATTTTTACATAGATCATACACCTTCTAAGCTAAATCTATACCGCGGCAACATTTCTTTAGTAGAGAATAGCCCTGAAGATAAGCAAATGAAAGAGATGGGTCAAAAACCTATCAAGTCACGTACTGCTGACGTTAAAAAAGTAAAGTGGCTAAAGACAAATGGCTTTGAAATTTTGCAAGAACAAGAGTGGGCAGGTTGCTACATCCCTGTCGTGCGTGTAGTTGGTAACGAGTATGAAGTAGATGGACGATTGTACGTGTCTGGCCTTATACGTAATGCAAAAGATGCACAACGTATGTACAACTACTGGGTTTCACAAGAAGCTGAAATGTTGGCATTGGCGCCAAAAGCACCATTTATCGGTTACGGCGGTCAATTTGAAGGCTATGAGTCTCAATGGAAAACTGCAAACACGACAAATTGGCCTTATTTAGAGGTTAATCCTGACGTAACAGATGGTGCAGGTAGTGTTTTACCTTTACCGCAACGTGCGCAACCACCAATGGCTTCTAGCGGTCTGTTACAAGCAAAAGCAGGCGCTTCAGACGATATTAAATCATCTACAGGTCAATATGACTCTAGTTTAGGTGCAACAAGCAACGAACGCTCAGGAAAAGCGATTTTAGCAAGAGAAAAACAAGGCGATACGGGTACATACCACTATATTGACAATTTAGCACGTGCTATTCGCCATATTGGGCGTCAATTAGTGGACTTAATCCCAAAAATTTACGATACAGAACGTGTAGCACGTATTATTGGCATTGATGGTGAAGTAAAATCAGCAAAAATTAATCCTGAACAACCTGAACCAATCAAGAAAATAGTGAACGAAGCAGGCATTGTAATTGAGAAAATCTACAATCCTAGCGTCGGTAAGTACGACATTGCGGTGTCTACTGGCCCAAGTTACATGACAAAACGTCAAGAATCACTAGATGCGATGAGCCAATTATTGCAAGGCAACCCACAATTGTGGCAAGTGGCTGGCGATTTGTTTGTTAAGAACATGGATTGGCCTGGCGCACAAGAAATGGCTAAACGTTTTGCTAAAACGATTGATCCTAAGCTATTAAATGATGTAGATGAGAACCCAGCATTGGCTGCCGCACAGCAACAAATGGAAGCAATGGGTAAAGAGCTGGATCAGCTACATGGCATGCTACAAAACGTTAGCAAGTCGATGGAAGCGCAAGATTTACAGATTAAACAGTTTGATAGTGAAGTTAAAGCATACGATGCTGAAACTAAACGTATTAGTGCAATTCAAGCGTCTATGTCACCAGAACAAATACAAGACATTGTAATGGGTACGGTACATGGTATGATTACAAGCGGGGACTTAGTAGGCGAAATGCCAGGTCGAGACCAAGATGTAGCAGGCGCACCTGAAATGCCTAACGAAATGCAAGAACAACAACCAATGGCGCCACCTGAAGGGATGCAACAATGAAAGCCTGTGACTTTGTAGGGATACTATTCTTAGCACGAGATGTAACGCACTCTGTTCATCTTAATACACGTAGCTATTCAAAGCATAAAGCACTACAAAGGTTTTACGAGAACATTATTGAATTAGCAGATAATTTTGCTGAAGCGTATCAAGGCCGTCATGGTTTGATGGGACCTATCTCTTTGCAATCAGCTAAAAAAACTACAAATGTGATTGACTTTTTACAAGGTCAATTAGAAGAAATTGAAGCTGATCGCTATAAAGTGTGCGATGAAACAGATACCGCAATACAGAATTTAATTGACGAAATTGTAGCGCTTTACTTAGCAACGCTATATAAATTAAGGTTCTTAGCATGACCGTTTCAGTTACCCACTCTACACCTGCAGACGGCACTTTTAGTGCTGCAGGCGCTACAGCGTGGAATGCTACCCACACCTTGTCAGGTGTAGGTACAATGGCGGAACAAAATGCTAATGCAGTTGCAATTACTGGCGGTACGATTACAGTCACTACTTTAACTGCAACAACAGGCATCAGCGGCGGGGTATTCTAATGAATAGCTTTTTTGGCGGTGCATTTTTTGCAGGTGAGTTTTTTAAAAGTATTATTATTGCAGGTCAACAATTATTGATCGAAATTAGATCATTTACACAAAGTAGGAGAATTTAAATGTCAGTTAACTTAAAAGCTATTACCACACGTCTAGGGTATCAGCAAATTACAGCACTTAGTACAGCTACAGGATTGACAGTTCCTTACGTTGACCTAAACGGGCTTAATTGCAGACCTTCTATTGCATTGATTACACCAGAAGGACAAGCTGTTCGTTGGCGCGATGATGATGTCAATCCTACAGCATCTGTAGGCATGCCATTAGCAGTAGGCGTTACATTACAGTACGATGGTGATTTGACTAAAATCAAATTTATTGAGCAAACAGCTAGTGCTAAAATTAATATCAGCTACTACGCATAGGGGTTAAAAAATGGATATTTCAAACGGTAATGGCGGTATTGATTCAAAAAAATTAGTAGATTATTTTACTAAACAGTTTCTTAAAGATTTAGGCGAGATGGCAGTTTTAAAAGCTGAACTTGAAGCACGTCAAGGTGCTTTGTCAGCAGTAGAAGATGCTAACAAGTTACGTGCAGATGCAGATGCTTATGCCGCAGCTAAGAAAGCTGAAGCTGACGACAATCTACTTGCAGCTAAACTTAAAAACGCTGAGTCAGACATTAGAAAGATTAACTTAGATAAAACTATAGCTTCTTTTGAAGTAACAGCAAAAACAGTTAATGAAGATTTAGATGCTCGTGAGAAATCACTTTCTGGTAAGTTAAAAAGCTTGACAGAATCAGAAGCAGCCGTAGCTAAAGCTAACGAAAAAGCAGAAGCACTATTAGCAACGCTTGAAGCTGATCGCGCTACATTAGATGCACGTGTTAAAGCGTTCCAAACAAAAGTAGCAGCATTAAACGTATAATAAAACTGTACTAGTGCAGTTCACTAGGGTTTCTAAGGAAACAAAATGAGTGAAAACCAAGAAGTAGAAGTAATAGCGGAAGTACCCGCGCCAGAGACAGAAGTTACGACAGCTCCTGAAACTGATGCACCAGCAGTAGAAGTGTCGGAAGAAAAGCCAGCAGAAGCCTCTAAAGTATTCTCACAAGAAGAACTAGATGCAGCCATTGGCAAACGTTTGGCAAGAGAACAGCGTAAATGGGAAAGAGATCGTGCAGCTCAGGCTTCAACACCTGCAGCACCTAGAGATGTCCCTGCGCCTGATCAGTTTGAATCAGTAGAAGCGTATGCCGAAGCATTGGCATTGCAAAAAGCTGAACAGTTGATTGAGCAAAGAGAACAACAAAGGCAACAGCATGAAATTTTAGAGTCCTATCACGACAAAGAAGAAGAAGCACGAGCTAAGTATGATGACTTCGAGCAAGTTGCATATAACCCTAGTGTTCCTATTACTCAAGTGATGGCTCAATCTATTCAAGCTTCAGATGTAGGTCCTGACCTGGCTTATTACCTAGGGACAAACATTAAAGAAGCTGAACGTATTGCTCGTTTAGCGCCAATCTTACAAGCAAAAGAAATTGGCAGACTTGAAGCAAAAATTGCTAACGAGCCTGTTACTAAGAAAACAACAAGCGCACCTGCGCCTATATCGCCTGTGACGGCTAAAGGTAGTGGTTCACCAGCGTATGACACGACAGACCCTAGGTCTGTAAAAACGATGTCTACATCTGATTGGATTGCGGCTGAAAGAGCTAGACAAGCAAAGGCATGGGAAGCGAACAAAAACCGCTAACTTTTATATAAGGAAATATCATGTCAAATTCAATCTTAACCATTGATATGATCACTCGTAAAGCTTTAGAAATCCTAGAGAACAACCTTGTGATCACACGTAACGTGAATCGTCAATACGATGATTCTTTCGCTGTAGAAGGCGCTAAAATTGGTTCTACTTTGCGTATCCGTTTACCAGATCGCGCTTTAGTAACTGACGGTGCAGCTCTACAAGTTCAAGATGACAACGAACAATACACAACATTGGCTGTTGCATCACAAAAACACATTGGTGTTAACTTCACATCTGCTGAATTGACTATGCAATTAGATGACTTTGCAGAACGTGTATTGAAACCACGTATCTCACAATTGGCTTCTAGCGTTGATGCTGACGTTGCAAACGCATACAAAGCTATCTACAACTCAGTAGGTACACCAGGTACTACACCATCAACTTCATTGGTATTGTTGCAAGCTCAACAAAAACTAAACGAAGGTGCTGCTGTAATGTCACCACGTTATGCTACTGTTAACCCTGCTGCTAACGCTGGCTTGGTTGAAGGTATGAAAGGTTTGTTTAACCCAACTGACACAGTTTCACGTCAATTCAAAAACGGTATGATGGGTATGGGCGTATTGGGCTTCGATGAAGTTAATATGTCTCAATCAATCAAACAACATACTACTGGTTCATGGGGTACAGCAATCACAGTTACTTCAACAATTACTGCTGAAGGTACAAGCTCTATCGGTTTGAGCTTCACAGGTTCAAGCAAAACATGGAACGTAGGCGACATCTTTACAATCGCTAACGTTTATGCAGTTAACCCACAAACACGTGAAACAACTGGTTCATTGCAACAATTCACAGTAACTGCTGCTGCAACAGGTTCTTCAACAACAACAGTTTCTGTTTCACCAGCAATCTATACTCCAGCTAATGCATTGGCAACTGTAGACAGTTTCCCAGTAGCAGGCGCTGTGGTAACTATGTTTGGTGCAGCTTCAACACAATACGCACAAAACTTGGTTTACCATAAAGATGCAATTACTTTTGCAACTGCTGACTTGTTGTTACCACAAGGTGTAGACATGGCTTCACGTCAAGTACACAATGGCATCTCACTACGTGTTGTTCGTCAATATGACATCAACAACGATCGTTTGCCTTGCCGTATTGACGTTCTATATGGCTATTCTACAATTCGTCCACAAATGGCTGCCCGTATCTGGGGATAGTCTAGGTAAGCCCCACTTCGGTGGGGTTTTAACAATATTTTAGTAAAGGAAATTATCATGGCTCTTCCAAATGGTGCAGGTGGTTATCAAGTTGGTGACGGTAACTTAAGCGAACTTATTTTAGGTTATCAAGCAGCGCCGTTATCTGTAGCGGCAACAGCTACGTTAACAGCAGCTCAAGTTACAGCAGGTATTTTGTTAGTTGGTGCAGGCGCTACTGCTGCTCAAACATACACATTACCAGCAGCTTCTACAATCGACGCAATTCTTACTTCAGCTAAACCAGGTTCAACTTTTGATCTATCTGTAGTTAACACAGGTACATCTTCAGGTACTGGCGCATTAGCTTTAGGTACAGGTTTTACTGACGGCGGTAACGCTACAGTAGCATTGCCAATTACATCAAGCGGTATTTTCCGCTTCCGTAAAACAGGCGATGCAGCTTACTCTGTATATCGTGTAGGTTAATGTAATAACTCCACCCTTCGGGGTGGTTTTTAATAAAGGAAATATCATGTCAAATACCAAAGCTACAGGTGTTGCGTATCTTGATCCTGAGTTCAGCACATGCTATGCAACTGAAGAAATTGGTTACGCAGCAGGCGCACAAGGATCAGTTACGCAAGCTACAAGCAAATCAACAGGTGTAACATTAAACAAATCTTCAGGTCAAATTACAATGAACGGTGCAGCATTAGCTGCAGGAACTACTGTTTTATTTACTTTAACTAACAGCGTACTTTCAGCTAAAGATGTATTGATTGTTAACGTAGGTTCTGGCGGCACTAGCGGTGCTTACTGGCCTTACGTGGCTAACGTTGGTGCAGGATCAGCAGTTATTGGCATTTATAACAATACTGCAGGTTCACTATCAGAAGCAATTGTAATTAACTACGCAGTTATTCATAGCGCATAAAAATAAGGGCTTCGGCCCTTATTTACAGGATAAAAAATGGCTATTACTTATTTGAAACATGAAGTACACGGCACTAAAATTGCCTACATGGAAGCTGAAGTAGAAGCAGATGCACAAAACGGCTGGATAGAGTATAATCCAGATACGCCTGCTGAACCGACAGTAGTTGCGGCTCCCGTCAATGAACTGGAAGTTAAACGACGTAGAAAAGAATAAGGAGCCTTAATATGGCAACGGCTGGCGATCAAATTAATGGAGCGTTACGATTACTTGGCATTTTAGCCGAAGGCGAAACTCCATCTGCAGAAACATCACAAGATGCGCTATCTGCGCTAAATCAAATGATAGATAGCTGGAATACAGAACGTCTAGCCGTATTCAGTACGCAAGACCAAGTGTTTTCATGGCCCCCTAATGTATTATCAAGAACATTAGGCCCTACAGGTGACTTTGTAGGCAATCGTCCTATTTTAATGGATGATTCAACTTATTTTAAAGACCCGTCAAACGGCATCTCTTTTGGTATTAAACTTATCAATCAACAACAATACGATGGTATTGCAGTTAAAACTGTAACTTCTACCTATCCACAAGTAATGTGGATTAATATGAATTATCCTAACATTGAAATGTATGTTTATCCAAAACCTACAAAGGTATTGGAATGGCATTTTGTGTCGGTTGATGAACTAACTCAACCTGCTACATTAGCGACAGAGTTATACTTCCCACCAGGTTATTTACGTGCATTTAAATATAATCTAGCTTGCGAAATAGCACCTGAGTTTGGCGTAGAGCCAAGCGCACAAGTATCACGCATTGCGATGGCATCTAAGCGTAACTTGAAACGTATCAACAACCCTGACGATATTATGAGCTTGCCTTACAGCATTGTGGCTACTCGTCAACGCTTTAATATTTTTGCTGGTAACTATTAATGAAAAGTCCTATCTTAGGTCAATCTTATGTAGCTCGGTCTATTAATGCTGCGGATAACCGCATGGTTAATTTGTTTCCAGAAGCTACCCCTGAGAACGGCTTAGAGATAGGCTATCTTAATCGTGCGCCTGGACTAACAACATTATGCACTGTAGGTACAGGCCCTATTAGAGGTCTGTGGGCGCATCAATCAAACGGTGCAGATGCGTACTGCGTATCAGGTACAGGCTTCTATCGTATCAATACAGACTACACATCACAATACATTGGTGAAGTGTTAGGGACAGATCCAGTCACATTTGCTGACAACGGTACACAGATATTTATCGCTGCTAACCCGTTAGGCTACATCTACAACGAAGTAACTAACGTGTTTGCTCAAATTACTGATCCTGACTTTACAGGTGCAGGAACTGTGTGTTATTTAGATGGCTACTTTGTCTACAATGAGCCAGATAGCCAAAAAATTTGGATTACTCAACTTCTTGATGGCACGTCAGTAGACCCTTTAGACTTTGCTAGTGCTGAAGGCTCACCTGACGGTGTAGTAGCTATTAACACTATACATCGTGAACTATGGGTGTTTGGTACAGATACAACTGAAGTTTGGTATGACTCAGGTGCAACAGACTTTCCGCTAATCCCTATTCAAGGTGCATTTAATGAGACTGGCTGTATTGCAGCCTATTCAGTAGCCAAGCTAGATAACTCTCTCTTTTGGCTAGGTAACGACCCTCGCGGTTTTGGCGTAGTGTTCAGGTCTAATGGCTACGCAGCACAGCGTGTATCAACACATGCAGTAGAGTATGCAATACAGAACTACGGCACTATATCAGACGCTGTAGCGTACACATACCAACAAGAAGGCCATGCCTTCTATGTGATTAGTTTCCCTACAGCAAATGCCACATGGGTGTATGATGTAGCGACAGGTTCATGGCATGAACGTGCTAGTTTAATTAATGGCGAGTTTGCTCGTCATCGTTCAAACTGTCAATGCAACTTTCAATCAACAACATTAGTTGGCGATTACGTCAATGGTAATATCTATAAGTTTGACTTAGATGTGTATGCAGATAACAGCGCACCGCAGAAATGGCTACGTTCATGGAGAGCGTTACCTAGCGGTCAAAACAATTTAAAGCGTACAGCACAGCACAGTCTACAGTTAGAGATTGAGTCAGGCGTAGGCTTAAACTTAGGTCAAGGCGATGACCCGCAAGTAATGCTAAGATGGTCCGATGATGGCGGTCATACATGGTCTAACGAACATTGGAAATCAATGGGTAAGATAGGTGAATATGGTTATCGTAACATTTGGCGTCGTCTAGGGATGACGCAAAAGCTACGTGATCGCGTGTATGAAATATCAGGAACTGATCCTGTTAAAGTAGCTATTATGGGTGCGGAGCTAATCCTAAATGGCACAAACGCTTAACTACACTCGGATACCTGCACCTAGAGTTTCGCTTGTAGATCCACAAACAGGGATTGTAGCAAACGAATGGTTTAGGTTTTTTAATAACCTTTACACGATAGCATATTCAGGAACTAACACGACTACGCCAGGTACGTATGGATCAGCTACAAATGTAGCTCAAATAACGATAGATGAATTTGGCGGAATTACTAAGCTTGTTAATGTACCAATAGCAATTAATGCTAGTCAAGTGGTAGCAGGTACATTTAACGGATTAGGTTTTAATAATGGTACAATTAGCAGTTCTGCAATTAGTAGCTCTGCAATTAACAGTTCTGCTATAGGTAACGTAACCCCTTCAACGGGGACGTTTACTACAGCTACTGCAACAAACTATGTAGGCATATCAGGGGGAGTGTTTTAATGGCTCAAACAGGTTTTACACCAATACAAATATATCGTAGCTCGACAGCTAGTGCTGCACCTACATCAGGCAACCTTGTTGCTGGTGAATTAGCTATTAATACGGCTGACGGCAAACTGTTTTATTTAGACAATCTTAATGCTGTTCAAGTAATTGGCTGGAAGCTAGTTCCTGCAACTGCAGGCGGTACAGGCTTAAGTACCTACACTACAGGCGATATTATTTATTCTAACGCTACTAATACGCTAACTAAGCTGAGCGTTGGTTCTACAGGTCAAGTGCTTACGGTAGCAGGCGGTGTACCTACATGGGCTGCAGCAGGTGGCGGTGGATTAACAGTAAATACAACTACTATTACAGGCGGCACGTCAGGTCGTATTTTATATGACAATGCTGGCACAGTAGGTGAATTGGCAAACACAGGTACAGGCAATAATGTATTAGCTGACAGCCCAACCATAACAACGGCATTAACAGTTACAGGTGCATTGCAATTAACAGGTTCAGCAACAGTAATTCAAAATATTGCTTCATCACAAACTTCAGGTACATTAAATATTGGTGGAACTGCCGCAACAGCCGCACTTAATTTAGGACAATCTACATCAACACAACCAATTAATATTGGCGGCACAGGAAATGGTGCGATTACAATAGGCAGAAGTTCAACTTCACAAACTGTTTCTATTGCTAATGGGACAAATGCTGGCGCACTTAAAACAGTCAATATTGCTGTTGGTGGCTCAAGTACAGGTAGTAGAATAGTTAATATTGCTAGAAATATTAACGGTTCTGGCCCAGATACAACAGTAATTAATATTGGCGATAATAATGCTGTAGGACAATGCCAAGTAAATATAAATAGCACTTTTAAACAAACAATATTAACTGTTACTGATTTATATAACAATGTAACTATTCTTGCAGGAATGAGAGCAATAGTAAACGATGCTTTAGCCCCTATATTTGGTGCGATTGTAAATGGCGGTGGCGGCGTTACAGTTCCTGTATATTGTGATGGAACAGACTGGAGAGTTGGATAATGGCTTTATTAAAATCAGTAAACACAGCATTTGGAATTGATGCAACTTATTGGAATATCTTTTCTATTACAGAGGACTTCAAGAATAAATCACTTGAAGTAGTTATCAACGGTTATGTAAGCAAAGAAGTGCGTGATGAGAATCACAATCCTGTTGCATGGCAAAACCTAACATTTACAGGCGATGACTACATCAAAGATGCTACTCGTGAAGCCATCTATTTAGCATTAAAAGCTAAAGACTTTTCTGACGCAGAGGACGCATAATGGCAACTTTAATCCCTAAATTTAAACAGTCTGGTACAGGCGCAGTTAATAGAGATATTAACTTAAAACTTGCTGAGACGGTCAGCGTTCTTGACTTTGGCGCTGTAGGTAACGGATCGACTGACGATACGGCTGCATTTAACGCAGCTTGGACCGCATCTAACCCACGCGCAGTATTAGTACCTGCAGGTAGCTCATATAAGATTACAGGGACTGTTACAGGCAAATTCTATTCGTTTGGCGTAGCTACTATAGTAACGGGAACGGTTACATCAATAACTAATTTGGTACCTTAAGCATGAAAAAACTAACAGCATTACTATCTAGCCCACGTATCCCTGTACCGCTTGATAAGCAAGCGCACTTTAATTCAGGCGGTATCTTGGCGCTTATAGCATACTTTTTTATCGGTTACTACGCTTTATTGCTAGTAATGGTGGTAGCTTTTGCAAAAGAGTGGTATGATTATCAGCATCCAACAATCCATACTTGCGATTTTTATGATTGGTTAGCCACGGTATTAGGCGCTGTCGTTACATTAGGAGTGATTTATGTCTGTTAACTTATCCCCGTTAGGCGGCGCTGGCGCACAGTTCTTCAGCAATAATGGCGTACCTCTTGCAGGCGGGTTACTATACACATACTTAGCGGGAACTACAACCCCCGCTGCGACTTATACATCTAGTAGCGGTGCAACTGCGCTTGCTAACCCTATCGTGCTAGACTCAGCAGGCCGAGTGCCTACAGGCGAGATTTGGCTAACTGATACTATCAGTTATAAAATTGTACTTAAGTCAGCCACAGACGTACTAATTGCTACATGGGATAATCTTGTAGGAATAAATGCTAACGTTATCGGGTTTACCGCACAACAAGAAACGGCAACGGCAACAGCAGGACAAACGGTGTTTACTACCACGTTAACTTACGTGCCTGCCACTAATAATCTAGCAGTATTTGTTAATGGCAGTAAACAAATTGTAGGTACAAACTATACTGAAACTAATAGCAACACGGTAACATTTTTAACTGGCCTTAACGTAGGCGATCTAGTGCAGTTCTCAACCGCTACCCCAGTCGCACCTAATGCTACCACGTCAGCTAACGTATCCTACACGCCAGCAGGTGCGAGCGCTGTAGTCACTAATGTTCAAACCAAACTACGTGAAAGCGTCAGCGTTAAAGATTTTGGTGCCAAAGGTGATGGTACAACTGATGATACAACCGCAATTACAAACGCGCTTGCAGCAAGTAGCGCCGTTTACTTTCCTGCAGGTACGTATTTAACAACAGGCAATATTAATATAGCCAATAAAAACATTTCAGGTGCAGGGATTGGCATTTCAATCGTTAAACTTTCAGGTACTAATACTAATGCTTCATTATTTATTAATGGTGGCAGCATCTCTACGCCTTGGGGGTCTGGCGGCGGATGTACTATTCGCGGGCTATCTTTACAAGGTAACTGGGATGGCGCAACAACTAACAGCACTACAGACATATCAACCATTGGCGGATTAATAAAATGGTGGGCTGGCGCATACGTTAAAATGTATGAGTGCGCATTATTTAACTGCTATGGGTTTGGGTTCTTTTGCTACAGAATGGGATACTCAGATATACATGACTGTCATATCTACACTAATGCTAAAAATGGCGTACACGTAGATGGGCCTAACGGCAGCGATGCAATTACAAGTTCATCTATTAATCACACAAGTATTAATTCTTGCCGTGGATCAGGTGCTACTGGCGGTAAAGCTATCTATATTAAAAATGGGTTTTACTTTAACGTTAATAGTTGTACGATTGAAGATGTAGATATAGGTATCTACATTGATGGTAATGATAATAGAAACATTACTATATTTGAGACTTATATTGAATCTACAACAACCGCCGCAGTAAATTATGTAGGTAGTGGGTATGATTTAATGTTATTTCAAAATGTGTTTGCAACAGCACCACAATTTGTACAATCAGACCCCGCCAATCAAACGTATGTAGCGATAGGTAACTTTGGTTTATCTGATGTTTATGCGCTACCTATAACTTTAGCATCTAGTCAACAAGTATTTATTACTAATGCTACGCCATCAAAAACGTTAAATCAAATTACATTGCAACCAGGTACTTGGTTAATTACCGCTTCTTGGGTTGGATCGACAGACTCAGGCTTAGGTCAAATGTCAGCGCGGCAAGCATTTGGGCTAAATGATTCTGCAGCATTACCTGCATACTCTACAAGTTATAGTAAAGCTCAATTACGTGGTGATTGTACCTCTACAGTCAACACGGCAGATGGGTTTATTAATGGCACGTTAAGCTATGTTCAAACGCTTACGTCCGCAACTACAATTTATCTGTATGGCGGCGCAACAAGCATTACTAACACACTTAGTGTTGGCATAACATCGTACATTAAAGCAGTTCAAGTAAACGGTGCGTATCTGTAACATGACACAGCAATTAGCTACATCGATGCAGGAAAAAGGATAACTTAAATGCCAGTAATGTCTCAAGAATGGCACGACTTAAAAGAAGCGAATAGACAGCGTTGGATGCTAGGTCATGCGGAAGCAATAGATTTTGTAGCTAACGTCATGTCAGCGTTTGAGTTTTGGGATGATTTAATTGATAAAGATGTGGAACTTGAAGATGAGTACATCAACAAAGTAATGATGAACCTTCTTTTTGTTCTACCGCAGAATAAATGGTTTGTAGCAAACACAGCGTATTACATGCCTTTGTTTATGATGTGCTTTAATGCGTATCACGATTCAAATGAAATGTGTAAGAGTAAAGAGATACATATTCGCAACTTAGCTTTTCATATTCGTAACTTAGGATTTGAGTTGTACATATCGACTGCCTTCTTGTTGGGCGGATATAAACACATGCGTGAAGTTTCACGCGAGATACGCGAGTTTTTCGCGTTTGAGACTTTTGAAAAATGGGAGTTTTATCATGCCTGATTTAGGGACAGGACTATCGGTAGGCGCAAGCCTACTTGGCGGAATAATGGGGTCAGATGCAACGGAAAACGCTGCTAACACCCAAGCCGCTGCAGCCAATCGTTCGGCAGACCTACAGTACAAGATGTTTCAAGAAAATCAGGCTGCGCAAAAGCCGTTCCTTGAAGCTGGATACAAAGGTCAAAACAGACTGCTAGACTTGCTAGGTCTTAGCGGTAACACAGGTGCGCAAGGCTATGGCTCTGCGGCTAAAAACTTTAGTATGTCAGACTTTGAACAAGACCCTGGCTATGCGTTCCGTATGTCTGAAGGACTTAAAGCACTTGATCGTACTGCGGCCTCACGTGGCGGTATGTTGTCAGGCGCAGCATTAAAAGGTTCTCAACGTTATGGGCAAGACTTAGCCTCACAAGAGTATCAGAACGCATATAACCGTTATCAGACTAATCGTGCAAATATGTTGAACCCACTACAAAGTCTTTCAGGTCAAGGTCAAACGACAGCCAATACGTTAGGTACTGCAGGTCAAAACTATGCAAATAACGCGGGTGAAGCGTACATGGGTGCAGGTAATGCACGTGCGTCAGGCTACATGGGTAGTGCTAATTCGTGGAACCAAGCACTTGGCGGTGCAGCTAATGCGTATACGCAAAACAAACTAATGGGCCAGATTTTTGGCAACCGTAGCGGCGGCGCAAACAACAGCTACGACATGTTGCCTGATTCTAATTCTTTTGATTATTACTACAATATGAATCCTTAAGGACCTTAATCATGCCAATTGACCCAACTATTGCATCAGGCATTAGACCCGTTCAGTTAGAGTCACCTGTTAATCAGATGGCTAACGTATACGCTTTGCAAAATGCACAACAATCTAATCAGCTTAACCAATTAAAGATGGATGAGTATAAGCGTGGTATAGCAAACACGGAACGTAGAAATGCGTTACTAGGTGGCTTTGCGCCAGATATGAGCGTAGATCAACAAGTAAACGCATTAGCTAGAGGTGGGTTCTTAGATGAAGCTAAAGCTTTGGCTGAGTCATCAGCTAAAGTTAGTAAAGATAAACGCGAAGCTGAAAAAGCGGCATCAGACCTTAAAGCTAACAGCATTAAGTTCCATCGCGATTTATTGCCTACGGTTAAAGATCAAGCCTCTTATGAACAATGGGGCGTAAACGCAATTAAAGACATCCCTGAATTAGGTAAATTGTTACCTGCACAATATGATCCTGCGCTTATTCCGCAACTAGCTATGTCTGCGGATAAATATATTGAATCTCAAAAACCTAGAGAAGTTGCCCCAGGTAATGTAGTGTTAGGTCCAGATAATAAAGCTATCTATACTGCACCATATAAACCTGAGCCTAGCACAGACATTCCTAAGCTTAAGCCTGGTGAAGTATGGGACGCTAAAAAACAAACTGTTATGCAAGTACCAGGTAGCGCTGAGTACAATAAACAAAGTAAAATCCACGGTACAGATTATAACGCTACTAAGACCGTTATATCTAAAATGGATAACGCTATATCTAAAGTAAACGATATATTAAGTCCTGAAAATAAAAGCGGGTTTGAAGGTAACTTTGGTGGATATAACGCTGCAATTACTAGACAATTTACTGGCAATACCGCTAAAGTTAAAAAGAATATCGAGACAGTTAAAGCAGATATGAAGTCTGCTGGCTTAGAGTTAGTTCGTTCTGGCGGTAGTATTGGCGCTTTAACCGAACGTGAATGGCCAATGCTTGAAGCACAAATTGATGCTATTGATTACATGCTAGATGAAAAAGATGCAGAAGCGGCATTTAAGCGTGTTATATCAACCTTTGAACGAATTAAAGATCAAGCTAAAGATACGTATCAAACTACATGGGGTGAGACACAATACTTTAAACCTGACGCTATTAAAGGCGCAGGTAAAGCCCCTGCAACACCTGCCGCACCCGCCGCACCTGCGCGTAAAAATGTAGGCTCGGATGCAAAAGCTAAACCTAAAGCAACTTGGTCGGTAGAACGCGAAGGTACTTAAAAATGAACGAACAAGATGTAGTCTCATTTTTTACAGGTAAAGGGTACGAACCGCATCAAGCGGCGGGTATTGCGGGCAATCTTATGCAAGAGAGTACGCTAAACCCTACAGCAAAAAATCCTACATCGGGCGCATTTGGACTAGCGCAATGGTTAGGTAGCCGTAAAAAGTCATTTATGGACTTTGCATTAAAAAATAAAAAAGATATTAAAGACCCGACAGCACAATTAGAATTTATTGATCATGAATTAAACACAACGGAAACACGTGCTAGAGATAAGTTGTTAAACTCTAAAGATGCAACTGAAGCCGCGTTTAATTTTTCAAATCACTATGAACGCGCAGGCGCTAATGAAAAGAAAAACGCTACCCGTGCAAGTTATGCAAACAGAATATTAAGCTCAATCGTTCCTTCCGCACAAGCAGGTGAAAACATGGCTGATACAACTAATACCGATGGAACTGAAGTTTATAAAGTTAGAGACCCTAGCGGGGTATTGCGCAAGATACGTGGACCAGCAGGCGCTACAGACGATGAAATAATAACGCAAGCTAAACTTTTATTTCCTTCTGACGAGTCTAAAGGACTTCAGTTTAACGCAGGAAAAGCAGTATCTAACATACCTACTTCATTTGGTAATTTAGTTACAGGTACGGTTGAAGCGCTTACGCATCCACAAGATATTGTTAAGACAGCCGCAGGTGGATTGTATAACTTAAGTCAAGCTATCCCAGGCAAAGCTACGCCTGTTGAAAACAGATATACAAGCGCGGTTAAACCTGATCAAGCGTTTATGCAAGACGCGGTGGCTAAAGCTAATGCAGTCGGTGGCGTATATAAAGAACGTTACGGCTCACCGCAAAAGTTCTTGACTGCGTTAGAAACCGATCCTGCTGCTGTGGCAGCGGATATATCTATTCTATTTACTGGCGGTGCAAGTGCGGCTAGAAACTTAGGCGCTGCAGGTGTCGCTAATAAATTGGCTGTAGCATCTAACGTAACTAATCCGTTTACGCTTCCTGTTATAGCTGCGCGAAAAGCAGCGCCCATCATAACTAAACCTGCAAGCGCAATAACTAATTATATTTCAGGCGTAGCTGATCCTAAAGCAACTGCTTTATTAGCTGCATCTGAAGGTCGTGGTGCAGATATTATTAATGCACTACGCAATAATCCAGAAATTGTTCCTGGCAGTATCCCTACAGCAGGGCAAGCCGCAGCACCAGCTAATGCTTCTAAGTTTTCAGCTTTGCAACAAGACGTAGCTAAATTCCTGCCGACGCAATACTTAGAACGAACAAATGCGCAAAATGCGGCTTTTGAACGAGCCGCAGAACGTGTAGCTAAATCGCCAGAAGAAATATCAACCATGATAAAAGAGCGAAGCGCTACTACTAAGCCTATGTACGCCGCCGCAAAATCTGCAGGGGATGTTGTCGATACTACGCCTATTATTGCTAAGATTGATGATCTTATAGCTAAAAACCCAGGCAATCCAGAATTATTAACTGAGTTTAATAGAATACGCGGTGGCCTTGTAGATGCACAGGGCGTACCTCGCACAAATGCGCAAGAAGTTTCGTCTGCAATTGACGGCGTAAAATCAGCTTTAGCTAAAAAAGAAAACGCATACATTAAGTCTGAGTTAACTAGCGTTAAAGATGACTTAACTAGCGCTATTCCAGGCTATGAAAAAGCACAAAAAACATTTGCTGAATTAAGTAAACCAATTAATCAAGCCGAAGTTGGCGCATATTTGAAGAAAAAACTTATTCCGTCATTAGGAGCAGAATCTGCAAACCTTAAAAAATCTTCTTTTGCTACTGCGATGGAAGAAGCACCGTTAACAATTGAAAATGCTACGACTGGAAGTCCATTTAAAAAACTAGAAGATATACTTACACCAAAACAATTTAGCGAATTTGACAACATTTTAACTGAACTAAAACGCCAAGAAAAATTTGAAAAACAAGCTAGAGCAGGATCAAAAGCAGGTGAAACAATACCTGTGTCGCCAATAGGTAATATTCCTAATTGGTTAAATAAAGTAGTTACTGCAGCTAACATGGTTATATCTAGATTAGAAGGTAAAATATCTCGTAAACTTGCTATGGATTTAGCTGTAGAAATGCTTAATCCTGAACGTGCGGCTACTGAGTTAACGAAAGCAATGGCTCGTCAAGCTTCAATGCAACAACGCGGCGCAGCTATTACAGGCGCAGGCACTAAAGCATTACAAGGTGTTAAATCACCAACGACGTTAACTGCAGGTCAAGTTAACAACGCATTATCTAACCAAAAAAACCAAAACGCATTAGCACAATAGGACTTTATCATGGACGATCAAACAACGCGACTGAATAGAATCGAAGAGAAGCTGGATAAGGTAGGCGAGGCAATCATCTCTTTAGCACGTATGGAAGAACGCATGATTACCTTATTCAGACGCATGGATAACTATGATCAGAACCAAAACACACTTGAAGGTAGAGTAAACAAGATTGAAGTAGCACACGCAGGTAGCGCATGGGTTGAGCGTATCGTATGGCTGATCGTGGGTGGCCTTGTCATGGGGACTATCTATTTTGGTAAATAGCCGTAGTCTGTCAGACCTTCACCCTAGAGTTAAAACGCTATGTGAGCAATTCATATCTTCATGTGCAAAGCAAAACATAGATGTATTGATTACATCAACCTATCGTGATGCTGAAAGCCAAACAGCACTCTACAATCAAGGGCGCACAACACCAGGTAAGATAGTCACTAATGCTAAGGCAGGTCAGTCGTTCCATAACTGGAAAGTTGCGTTTGACTTCTGCCCAATTGTCAACGGTAAAGCCGCATGGGATAACAAAGCGCTATTTACTGCTTGCGGGATCATCGCAGAAGAGCTAGGCTTGGAATGGGCTGGCAGATGGAATGGCAAATTTAAAGAATTAGCGCATTGTCAATACTCAGGCGGATTAACTTTACAAGACTTTCAATCAGGTAAAACACTATGAAGCAATGGTATAAATCTAAAGTCCTATGGTTTAATTTTATTGTCGGCGTAGGAGCAGCAAGTGAAGCGTCTCTTAATATTGTGCAAGGCTATTTTGATCCTCGCGTATATTTCGCTATTGTTACCGCTATCTCTGGCGTTAATATGGCTTTACGTTTTATATCTACAACTAAGCTCACCAAATGAATCTTTGGATACTATATTGGAAACAGATTGCCGTGGCCTGCGCTATTGTAGGCGCTGGTTTACTGGGTTACTATCAAGGTTATGCAGGCGAAAAAGCTAGGTTCGATGCGTTCAAGCTAGAATTAAGCATACGGACTGAAGCCTTGCAACAAAAGAATAATGCAATTGTCACCAAACAGAAACAAATTACTTCTAATGTAACGAAGGAATATGCAAATGCTGTCAAGAAACTTAATGCTTACTACGCTGCTCACCCTACTATTAAATGGGTGCGCAACACAGATACCCGTGACGTGTCCGACATTTCCGACACCACCGAAAGCATTGATGGAAAAACCGAAAGCGATGTACCTAGTACCGTCGACGCTAGTCCCTTAGACTGCGCGTCTGACGTCTTACAATTGCTACACTTACAAGAGTGGGTTAGAGACCAAGAAAATGTTAATCGATGAAGGCTTAAAGGTTTACGCAACAGAACGACAATCAGAATACATAGATGCAGTCAACGAATACGGTGGAATTAGGTCTGCCGCTAGATCATTAAACCTTAACCATAGCACGATTGTAGAAGCCCTTGCGCAACTACGTCGCCGTGCTGCCACAAGCGGATATGCACCTGAGCAAGACATGGTGCGACCTGTACCAGAGCCGTTCATTGTTAGAGGCGTGTCAACCTATTACAACGCTGAAGGTAAAGCGTCAGGTCAATGGGTCAAGTCTAAGATAGACGACAGCAAACTAGAGGAAACAATTAGACAGTTTGTATTAACTCTAGCTGAAGGCGTAAAAGGTTTAGCGCCCTTAATAGAAAAACCAAAACTAAATAGGTCAGATGTTATGACTGTTATCCCTATGGGTGATCCGCACTTCGGATTACATGCTTGGCATCAAGATGCGGGGGATGACTTTGACTTAGAGATTGCAGAACGATTAACTTGTAATGCAATTGACAGACTGATTGCAAGCTCGCCTGATTCTGAAACGGCTATGTTGCTTAACTTAGGCGACATGTTTCATGCAGACAACCAAAAGAATGTAACTAACTCAGGCCATCAACTTGACGTTGACGGACGCTGGGCAAAGGTACAGCAGATTGGGCTTCGCGCCATGATTTACTGTTTACAGCAGTTACTAAAAAAACACACTAAAGTAATATTTAGAATTAACAAAGGCAACCATGACGGTCATTCATCTTACGCGTTAGCGTTAATGATTTCATGTTACTTCCATAACGAGCCTAGAATTGAAGTAGACTTGTCACCTGCCGTATCTTGGTACTATCAGTTTGGTAAAGTTTTAATTGGGTCTACACATGGCGACACAATCAAAGGTAGAGATATGCTGTCTATCATGGCTGCGGATAAGCCAGTCCAATGGGGCGAATCTAAATTTAGATATTGGTATGTTGGGCATGTACACCATAAAGAAGTAAAAGAATATCATGGCGGTACAGTAGAATATTTTAGAACACTTGCAGCTAGAGATGCTTGGCATCAAGGACAAGGTTACCGTGCGGGTCGAGATATGTGTGCTATAATTTTACATAAAGAGCATGGTGAAATTGAACGTCACACTTGTGACATTGGCTTAATAGAGGAATAACTATGTCTGAACGCACACCTGAAGAAATTTGTGAGGACCTTCTAGGCCAAACAATTGAAGAAATTGAAGTTGATTATGATACTGAACTAATCACAATCACCACTAACATGGGCAGAATTGAATTTAGTGGTGACGGATTAGAGATGTATGTCGAAACTGACGAATATGACTCTTAAAACGATTTTTTATTAAAATCGGTAGATTTTCGGCTTCTGCAATCGACGTATAACGCGAGAAAAGAGTGGGGTTAAGGCTACCATAGCCCCACACATGCTAAACCCTGCCAAAAAAGCAGGGAAGTAGCAAATCGCGTATTCAGTCAAAGTTAATGCGTAATTCATCAATATCTACTTCTATTTCACGGTCATTTGGCATTTTTACCATAGCAGTAGTGGGAAAGTGACCTGACCTTAGCACTTCAACGACACATTCACCTTTATCCCACCAACACCATTTTTGTAGCTGCACTTTTTGATCTCTCATTTTTACCACCCCAACTGATTAAAACCACTAGCGATACTCACAACTGTTTTCTTGTGAGTTCTTTTTGGCGCAGCAAGTGGATAGTCTAATAAACGATAGACACCTGGCGGATCCTCTTCGCGTTTTCTTTTCTTAACGCCTGATCCAGCAAAGCGTTCTACCGTCTCTTTTGCTAACTGTTCTACTGATTTAAGTTTGAACGGCATATCAGGGTTAGCATAATACTGTGACACCATGATAGCCTTAAGTCTATGTTCTAAGACTTTATCTTTATGTAGCTTGATGTAACCTTTATCAATCAAACGATGTAAATGGTTGCTCAACTGATCTTTACCTAAGTTAAACGCATCCATCAACATACGACGCGTCTGAGGCTTTTCTGCCATAAGATTATACATTGATTCTTTTAATCGTTCATACTTTAACTGCTGTTCATAGCTCATTTTTTGCCTCTTCCTGTACTTGTGCGCCTATCTTTTCTAACACACCGTCGCTTAATAACGTAGTGATGTCAACCGCAGAATCAGTTAACTCAATAGCGATAATGTCAACGTAAGTCGCTGCAGGGCTGTCTCCAGTCCCTAGTGGATCACGTTCAACTTCTACGTCTGCGTAGACATCTAGTTCGATGCCATAAACTTTTACCGTGTATAAACCCATGATGTTAATTTTCTCCATAATTTAGTTAAATAACTTGGCTCGTCATCAAACGGAATCCAAGGTGTAGGGTCTACATGACCGAACTTAAAGTTTTGCTCACTCCAAATCTCACGATTGTTCATGGGCGTACTGCTCCTTTCAATATCTCTACACGCTCACGTGCAGCACGTAAGATAGTGTAGCGTTGATGTAAACGTTGTAGCATAGAGATACGCTTCTCGCCTTCACGTTCGTTTTCTAACAAAGCTAACACTTCATCCTCGCTTAACGTAGTAAGCTGCGCATTAAGTGATCGCCAGTTCAATCTAGTCATTAGTAAACCTTTCCAGAAAATACATGTGTGATACCGCCAACATCTCTTACTTCTACTGTACATCCGTATCGGTCTTTGTTAACCAATACGACTGTATATGCGCCCACTATAAAGCTTAAAAATAGGCATGTCAAGAATATCTTTACATCATTCATAAAGTACCCCCTGCACCATGTTTCCATTCGTATGCTTTGCCTGGATCAACATCATCATCAAAGTTAACTTCTCTTGATTTGCACCATTTACATTCTTGCGCTGGTTGTTCTAGTGCTTCTTTGCAAGCTTCAAGTGCTTTAATCGCTAGTTTTAATGCTTCGTCTTTAGTCATGTTAGTTCTTCCATCGCAATATCAGAAATAGCCCGTTTGTCATGCAGGGCTGCCCATATACGTTCGTCAACGGTTTTATTTGTCAACATCACGTAACACCATACATCATGCTTTTGTCCGCTACGGTGTAAACGGCCTATCGTCTGCTCATAAAGCTCAAGGCTCCAGGGCAACGATAGGAATACAATCTTACTGCCGCCATGCTGTAAGTTGAGGCCATGGCCTGCAGACTTAGGGTGCACTAGCAGTAGTTCTACTTTGCCATCGTTCCATCGTGTGATGGCATCATCATCGTCTAGCGTTACAGCCTTCGGATAACGTCGCTTAAGTTCTGCTAACTCCTCTTTAAATGCGTATGCAATGATGGTGTTAGCGTGTTGGTTCTCTTCTAACAGTTCATCAAGCCGATCAAACTTATGCTTGCTAAACCATGTCGGTACGGTATCCGCGTCATAGATAAAGCCTGACGCCATCTGCTGTAGCTTAGATGTCACCACGGCAGCGTTGACTGCAGCGATCTGTGTGTTACCGAACTGAACAACAAAATCTCTTTTCATCTTCTCATACGGCAGTCTGTCGTCCATGTCACAGCGTAACTCGACTGTGTGTAGTAACGGCAGTTTGTCTTTATACTCGCCAGCGTCTAGCACAAAGGTGGCAGGCTTAATAATCTCCATGACCTGCTCAAGCGCATTAGGTCTTGGCACCCAGTCACCGTATTCTTTATTGATTAAGATAAAGTGCTGTTGCATGAACGCACCCTTGCTACGCCCTAATATAGACTGGTCCACAATCTTACATTGGCCGAACACGTCCTCTAAACCGTTGCTAGTAAAGCTACCTGTCAAGCCCCAGCGTATGTTGATCTTGTCTAATAGTTTTGACAACGCCTTAAAACGTGCGCCTGACGGGTTCTTTAGCCTGGTTAACTCGTCAAACACAATGCCGTCAATGCCGTTCAAATTATGTATAGATTGCAAATTATCATAGTTCAGCACGACAATATCTGCGTCAGACGCAAACGCTGCGTCACGATGTTTAGGTGTACCGACAGCCACAACGAGCTTAAGTCTAGGCGCCCACTTCGGTTGCTCGACAGGCCACACGTCAGTACAGACACGTTTAGGTGCTAACACTAAGAAGCGTGTCACTACCTCAGCCTCGATAGCGTCTTGCATGGCGGTGAGCGTAATAGCGGTCTTGCCTGCGCCAACTGGCGCTAAAATCATGGCACGATCATGCTCGTACAGGAAGTCAGCCGCCGTGTCTTGATAGGGTCGTAGCTTTAGCCCACTCATCTATATCATCCTTATTCCATAAACATGCGTAATGTTGATTGAGCCTCTGCATGTCAGACGCAAATAACTTCTGCAGTTCTGACAGCTTACCGCCCTCTGTTTTTATTTCCACAAACCATGTCTGACCGTTAGGCAGACAGGCTACACGATCCGCCACACCCCGATGCGCTGGCGATGTAAACTTGTAGCTCTTGCCACCTAACTGCTCGACTACTTTTTTAAAGTATGCTTCAACTTGTTTTTCTAACATAAGCACACATTACTTACCCTTTTTCTATGTGTCAAGCAATTTATTATTAAATTAAATGTTGACATACTAATTTTATGTATGCTAATCTGCAGACTCAATAGGTAAATTAAAGGAAACTAAATGCAACACTCTTCAGTCGTAGGCGGTTCAACCGCTAAACGTGTTATTGCCTGCCCAGGCTCAGTCGCACTCTGCGACAAGATGCCACCCCGCCCTTCTAATAAGTATGCAGACGAAGGCACCCTACTACATAATGTGATTGCAGAAATACTTGATAAAGGCCACACGCCTGAGCATTACCTTGGCACCGTGTACGAAGCGCAAGTATTAACGCAAGAACTGATCGACAACAAAATCAAACCTGCGCTTGATGCGTTAGATGCGATTGATCCTGACAAACAAATGGAGTATGCAGTCGAGACGCGCGTAGGCTTTGGTGACTTCTTACCAAACGTATTTGGCTCAACCGACTTCTTAGGTCGTATCGGTGACACAGCCTATGTATTAGATTGGAAGTTCGGTGACGGTGTAGCCGTTGAGGTTGAAGAGAATCCACAGCTTATGTTCTACGCTGCAGCTGCCATGCGTACTAAAGAAGTGTCATGGGTGTTTGATGGCGTGACATCTATCGAGATGATTATTGTTCAACCGCCTAACGTTAAACGTTGGACGACAAACGTTAACCGTATTAAGTTATTTGAGCAGTCATTAGCCCTTGCAGTCCGTCAATCACAAGCATCTGACGCTAAACTTAATGCAGGCGATCATTGCCGTTGGTGTGCAGGCAAGCCTATCTGTCCTCAGATGACTGGCGCTGTTGACCGTGTGTTACACACCAAACTAGATGCGTTGCCTGTTGAACAAATAGGTGTATACTTGCAAAACGCCGACGTAATTGAGCAATGGATTACAGACTTACGTGCGTTAGCTTTCCAAATACTAGAGGCAGGTAAACCTGTCCCAGGCTATAAGCTAGTTGCCAAACGTGCGACTAGACAATGGGTCAACGAAGAGGATGCGAAGTCTGCGCTTCTTAAAGACCTACCAGAATCTGACATAATAGAGACGACGTTAATCTCACCAGCTAAAGCTGAGAAGGTGCTTAAAAAACACGGTCTTACTTTACCTGAAGGGACAGTCGTCGCTATTAGTTCAGGTAGTACGCTGGCAAACGAGGATGATCCTCGCCCAGCATTGTTGCAAATCGGACAGCAATTGACCGCTGCCCTTAATAAAATCATCTAAAGGAAATTAAAATGTCTAATATCGTAACTTTTTCACAAGCAAATCTACCAGCAGTTTCTTCTTTAAGCACAGCTTTACGTTCACTTGAGAACGATGTATCGCCAGCAGGCGTTGCTATTCTTAAGATGGACAAGACAGGTCATTGGGTGTTTGGTGCAGACCAAACAGAAGTCGAAGATGACGCTACATGGGCTGTTAATCCGTTCTCATTCATTCATGGCTTTATCGCATGGGGTGATGGCGACGTATTAGGTGAGAAGATGGTGTCAGTATCACAGCCGTTGCCTGAGCTTGATGGTGCGCCACCTGCAGCTAAACGCGGATGGGAGACGCAAGTAGGTCTGTCATTGAAGTGCATCTCTGGCGAAGATAAAGGTTTAGAAGTTCGCTTCTCTACTACATCTGTTGGCGGTAAACGTGCAGTTCAAGCGTTAGCAGTAGCCATTGCTAATCAAGTAGAAGCAGATCAGTCTAAGCCTGTCCCTGTCATCTATTTGAAGAAAGAGCATTACCAACATAAGTCGTATGGCAAAATCTATACTCCTGTCTTTGAGATTAAAGAATGGGTAGGTATGGATGCTGAAGCTTCAGGCGAGACTGCTGAAGAAGATGCACCTGCTGAAACTACACGTCGTCGTCGTTCAACATAATGATACTGTGGCTCGATTTTGAGTCACGTAGCCGCTGCGACTTACCTAGTCGCGGCGTCTACAACTACGCTCAAGACAGTAGCACCGATGTGCTATGTATGTCCTATGCGTTTGATGATAGTGACGTCATTACATGGACGCCAGATCAGCCGTTCCCCGAAGAGGTGCGTAACTTCAAGGGTCAAATACGTGCGCACAATGCGACGTTTGAGCGCCTAGTCTTTTGGTATGTCTTACAGATTAACTTTGATTTAGAACAGTTCTATTGCACAGCTACCCAAGCTCGTGCTAACTGTGCGCCTGGCTCACTAGAGGATGTTGGACGTTTCTCAGGGGCCACGATGCGTAAAGACCACCGTGGTAAGCAGTTGATTAGACTGCTATCACTCCCTCGTGCTGACGGCACGTTTAATGATGACCCTACCTTGATGGCTGAGATGATTGCCTACTGTGAGCAGGACGTTAAAGTCATGCGCACTATCTCTAAAGCCTTGCGTGACTTATCAGACCAAGAACTTGCAGACTATCATGTCAATGAACGTATCAACGACAAGGGTGTGCTGCTAGATAAAGACCTTGCCGACTCCGCTATCCGCTACGCAAGCGTAGAACTAGAAGAGATCGAGCGCATCGTGTCTGAGGTAACGAAGGGTGCTATCACGTCAGTACGTTCACCTCGTATGCGTGAGTGGGTGCAAGAACGCGTTGGCCCTGAAGCCCTCAAGCTAATGACCATTATTAAAGATGGAGACAAGAAGATGTCTATTGACAAATCCGTTCGCGCTAACCTATTACTGTTAGCCGAAGAGAACCCCGACGAAGTGCCAGCCGATGTCGCTGACGTTATCCAATGTGCTGACGATCTGTGGGCATCATCTGTCGCTAAGTTCAACCGCCTATCCCAGCTCGCTGACGAAGAGGACTACCGAGTACGTGGTGCGTTTGTGTTCGCTGGTGGTAGCGCTACAGGCCGTGCGTCTAGCTATGGCGCTCAGGTTCACAACTTCACACGTAAGTGTGCTAAAGACCCAGAGGCTGTTAGACATGCTATGGTGCGAGGTCATGCGATTGTGCCGACATACGGCAGACGCATCACCGATGTGCTAAAAGGTATGCTACGTCCTGCGTTAATCCCTGCTAAGGGTAAGTCCCTAGTCGTTGCCGATTGGAACGCGGTAGAGGCTAGACTAACCCCTTGGCTTTCCAATGATCCACGTGCAGAAGAGGTGCTAGATGTTTTTAGATCAGGTCGTGATATTTATATTAGAGAAGCAGCGGCAATATTTCACCAAGCCGAAACGGAAATTACGCCAGACAAACGGCAAATTGGAAAAGTGGCAATATTGTCATGCGGCTTTGGCGGTGGCGTGGGTGCTTTTGGTGCTATGGGCCGCAATTACGGCATTATACTTACTGAATCAGATGCTAAACGTACAGTCGATGCTTGGCGTCGCGCAAACCAGTGGGCTGTTAATTATTGGCAGTCACTAGAGTCTGCCTACACACGGGCGATGCGTAATGTTGGCAAAGAGTTTAGCGTAGGCCGTGTTACCTACTTATACGACGGCGTACATTTATGGTATGCTTTGCCTTCGGGTCGAATACTTTGCTATCCACATGCAAAGCTAGAACCTGAAGGGGTGACTTACGCTAAAGCAGCGTGGAAGCCCTCTGCTGACGCTACCGAGTGGCCTCGAGCTAGATTATGGAAGGGCTTGGCGTGTGAGAACATCACCCAGGCCGTTGCTAACGATCTACTCCGACACTCACTAAGAAACTTAGATGACGTGATATTACACGTACACGATGAGATTGTAATCGAGACCGATACACCGAATGAAGTGCTACAACGAATGAGCGATGTAATGTGTACGCCCCCTGAATGGGCTAAGGGTCTCCCTTTGTCTATTGAAGCCGATATAATGACGAGGTATGGAAAATGAGTGAGTTAAATTTCATTGACTATTTAGTAGGTATTGCCCCTGTAGGTGAGACTATTCTTTTAGTTAAACAAAAGCCTTTACTTGATAAGGGCGCTTTGCAATATCATAACGATGGTGCGATCAAGTGTACGTGGCCTGCGTACTTGCCTGAGCAGGCTAAGATTAAGAAGGGTGATGCTTGGTACGCTAACACCGCCTGCTTTATTGTAGACCGCTTTGCCGATGGCAAGGTGTCTGCCTCTGCATCTAATTGTGAGCGCGTCGCGTTCATGGTGCTAGATGACGTAGGCACTAAGTCTAAGGTGCCACCGCTGGCGCCTACATGGATTATCGAGACTAGCCCTGCTAATTATCAGTATGGCTATACTTTTGCGTTAGACGATCAACCTCTGAAGGGAGACTTTAGTGCTGCGATTAAAGCCATTGCTGATGCTGGTTTCACGGATGGCGGTGCTATTAACCCTGTCCGTAACTTTAGAGTTGCTGGTAGTGTCAATCTTAAACCTAATCGTGATAATTTTGCTTCTAAGCTGATTGAGCTGCACCCTGAGCGTGAGTTCAGTCTGCCTCAGATATGTGAAGCGTTACATGTAACACCTGCACCTGCTGACACCGCCTCTATCACGTCTATCAGACTTAAAGACGATGGCGGTGACGACGTGCTGAGTTGGATGAGTGCCAATGGTATGATTATCACCCCTGCTAATGGCGAGGGCTGGATCGGTGTTGTATGCCCTAACAGCGCTAGTCATAGTGATGGTAATCCAGAGGCTAGATACAAGCCCCTAGACCGTTCGTTCTGTTGCTATCATGAACATTGTCAAGACCTAGACTCTAAGACCTTCTTATCATGGGTGGCTGATAATGGCGGCCCTAAACACACTCACGGCTTGCGTGAGGAATTACTGGCGGACGTGATGAACACAGCACTATCTAAGATTGAACCTTCTGACATGTTTACGCATGACGCTGACGACTTAATCGCTGAGGTAGAGCGTAAAGAACTCGGACGTATCGAGAAGGCTGACTGGTTTAAGCGCTTTGCTTATATACAAGAGGACGATGCTTATTTCGACCTTATCGAACGCCGTGAGATAAGCCGTTCTACGTTTAACGCTCTATTCCGTCACATTGACTGTCGTTCTATCCACACGGCTGCACGTGTATTGCCTGCTGTGTCTTATGATGAGAACCGACAGACGATGGGCGCTAAAGCACTTGTTGGCATAACCTACGCTGCTGGCGAGACGGTGCTTGTGTCTCGTGACGGTGACATCTATGGTAATCGCTGGCGTGATGCCCGCCCTACTAACTTGGTAGCAGGTGACATAACCCCTTGGCTAGACCATGCACGTAGCCTAGTGCCTAATGAGGATGAGCTAGAGCATATCCTAGACGTAATGGCGTTCAAGGTGCAACACCCTGAAATTAAAATAAATCACGCTGTGCTACATGGTGGTGATGAGGGTAGTGGCAAGGACACGTTCTGGGCGCCTTTCCTATGGGCTGTGTGTGGCGATAACTTGCGTAATCGTGGCATTATGGATAACGATAGCGTGAACTCACAATGGGGCTACCAATTAGAGTCCGAAGTGCTAATTATCAATGAGCTAAAAGAACCTGATGCTAGTGCTAGACGCCAGCTTGCTAACAAACTCAAGCCTATCATCGCTGCACCGCCTGAGATGTTACCTATCAATCGTAAAGGCTTGCACCCTTACATGATGCTAAACAGGGTCTTTGTCCTAGCCTTTAGTAATGACCCTGTGCCTATCAGTTTGGCTAGTCAAGATAGACGCTGGTTCTGCGTATGGAGTCATGCGCCTAGAATGGAACCTAGTGCTGCCGCTAAGCTTTGGACGTGGTATAAGGCTGGTGGCTTTAGTGCTATTGCTTCGTGGCTTGTGCTACGTGACATCTCTAAATTTAACCCTAGTGCTGCGCCTATGATGACTGAGTTTAAGGCTAACCTAGTCGAGCATGGGATGTCGATGGCCGAGAGTTACCTTGTTGAGCAAATGCGTAATCGTGTCGGAGAGTTTGCGAAGGGTGTTATCGGTTCGCCTTTCCACTCGTTATGTGACAGGCTGGCGGGTTCAGCACCAAGCGGAGTCAAAGTCCCGCAGGCTGCCTTACTTCATGCGCTTAAAGAGGCGGGGTGGATTGACTGCGGTCGTTTAATGTGTCGTGAATATACAGCCAAAAAACACATCTACTGCGCCCCTGAGTTTATCGAGTATAAAAAGAGCGATTTAAGGCGCATGGTTGAAATTACAGAACCGCCTAAAATGGTTGTGATTAAATAACAGTTTTACAGATGACAGACAAACAAAAACGGCCGTTAAGGCCGTTTTCTTTTGTGGTTGATAGGATGGTGTCACAAGTCATAAATGATAGCGATAAGCCCCGCTATAATGGCGGCAGAGATTAAGAGCATAGTTTATTCAACTTTAACCACTCTTGAACATAGGCTTTTATTGAGCCGTTAGTAGCAAGTTGCAATAATGACCCGCTTTTAAAGTCTTTCGGGCGGTCTTTAGTGTCTCGCTTGACTTTGTAAACACTCTTAATGTTTACCCCCTTAAATATGCAAGCATCTTCGAAACTATCGAAAATGACGTGTTCGTTACTGTCTCGGTCTAAAACTTTATACATTTTCAATCTCCATTATTTGATTAAATTGTTTAACCTCAAAAGGTGTTAAATTAAAGTTTTTTACAATCGCTTCGCATAGCTCAAAAGTGCCGTCGATTAAATTATCGTCTTTCAATTCTTTAATCGTAAATGCGAGCGTTTTTATGTCTGATATGTTCATTCTGTCACCTCTACAATTCTAAAGTCCTCAGCGTCGGGGACGTCAGGCATATTACCCGCCTCAAACTCCGCATCCATGTCATCAAACCAACATCTTAATTCTGATTCTGCATCCTCACGTGATGGAAACCATGTTGATTCCATTGAGCCATTTACTTCGGTCGACCAAGTATTAGTCCAACCGCCACATAAACAAAATTCCTGCACTTCATATCTTGTATTCATTTTTAGCTCTCCTCTTCGGTTGATTCGTCAATGGCGGGGAATAATTGGTTAACCCAAAATTCAATCTCATCCCAAGTTATGCCAATTGATGCGTTATAGTTCTCGGCTATCGCTTCCAAAACTGCCTCGCATTGTTCTTGGTTTAGTTCGTCTCTTATTGATTGCACATCTTCAATGTGCCATTCGTCAGTTAAATAAAACACCCCGTTTTTATCTTGTGTTAAATGTGCCATGATTATTCGCCTCTCTCAATAATGCTTTCGATTTGCCATCCGTCAGAGTCTAAGAACTGCCAGTCGAGCGAACCCGTGTCATTTAACACGATTTCATGCGCTTGTTCTTGGGTGTCCGCCTCGACTACGGTCGACTCTGTAATTTCTTGCGTTGTATAAACTGTAAAATATGCCATGATTAAAGTTCCTCTCTAAATGTGTTAATTGCGTTTTCAATTCTTGTATTACATTCTGCGCTGATTGCGAGCATTAAATTAAGGTAGTCGTTTAAGTTCTCGCATCCGTCCAACTCCTCTGCGCTTTGCATCTCCTCTATTACGTTTTCAAGTGTTACGCTTGCTGAATAGCTTAATAGTTTCATGCTTAATTCTCCTCGTAGTTTCTAACTAAACTGTCAGCGATTTCATACCAATTAACATCGCTCATAAATGCGAGCGCATAATCAAGTGCTAGACCTTCAGCTTTACTACCACCAAAAGGTAGTTCGATTATTTCTTCCGCATAATCTTTAAGCGCAAGGCTTAACTCGTAGACATCTGTCAGCTCAGGGTCGGGATTGCCGAACGCTTCAACCCAATCCATCCCATCGAACATCTCAAGATTTACACGCCATGTGGCGTAGTTTGTCCACCCGTTGTATTTAGTATTGCTCATGTCTAGCCCCTTAGTAGTGGTGAATTATTTAGTGCAAAGTCAAACGAATAGCAAAAGCCCACAAACAGAACTGCAACTAACACATATAAAACCCAATCGTGCTTTTTCATGCTATAGCCCTTTCAAAGTTTGGCTTTTCGCCATTAAAATATGCGACTCTAAAACTATGCCAACCCATAGCAGAAGCCGCTTTTTTTACGCCCTCAATGTCTAGGTTTACATTACAAGCAATTAAAGTTTCCATATAATCTCGGCTTTCGCCTTTTTCTAAAGCATAAATTAAAGTCTCAGTTTGCATTTTTACATCTCCTGATTAAATTTAGCCCTGTTTTTTGTGGGCATGAATGAATAATACGCCCTTTTAAAATAATGTCAACTATTCTTTTAATTCTTTACAATATTTAACGTTTTCGCCTTTTGTAGTCGGTTGTTAGTCTTTTGTAGTTATGGTTTTGAGGTGAAATGACTACGCTTAGAGCATTGATGCGCTTAGCTTGTAGCGGTTTGTCTGTCATGTAGTCATTTTATTTAGAAGATATTAAGAGTTTATATATATAAGGTGTAAAAGATGTTGTAGCAGTGGCTAGGGTGCGACTGAAAACGATGTGACTACATGACTACATGACTACATTTTGTCGCCCCGTGTTTTTTGCAGCATGCACAAAACATGGAAAGGTCATCGCATGACTACATGACTGACAAAAGCTAAATGACTACATGACTGACAACCAAGCATGAAACTTTTTCCTCGTGACTACATGACTACCTGACTACCACCAGCATAAATCTAAATGATAATCATTCTCATGCAGAAAGCTGTTTGCATTTTGCTGGGGGGGGGTAGGGCCTTGGGGTGACAGGTCACGGTGACGATGGTGTCAGAAGAAATTTTTTTTTATTATGGCTTGACACATAATGCCTATTGCATATACCATGCGAGCATGACATTCCTCTCGATACCTTTTTCGCCACGCGAGTTGAAGGCAACTGAGTCTCGCTTACAGGCCATCTACGATGCAGCAAAGCTTGGGTTGAAGAACGACTCTCTGGCGTTAGCTGCAGGGATGATGCCGTCCGAGTATCGGCAACTCTGCCAGGTCGACCCTGTTGCAGAAATGGCAGCACAAAAAGGTAAGGCTGATGGCGAGAAAGAGATGGCGCAACATCTAGTGGCGGCAGCCCGTGAAGGCGACGCTAAGTCAGCTCTCGCTGTGCTACAGCACGTACACGGCTGGACAGCCAAGACTGAGATTAGCGTAGATGTGTACCAGAAAATAAGTGTTACTCAAGCTTTGCAAGAAGCTCAATCGCGTGTTATTGAAGGCACCGTCGTAGACAACGAATAATGCAACTACCTATATATAGCTCGGATGAAGAACAGTTATTAATGTCACGGCTGTGGGACCCGCGTGTTGCGGACGACCCTGAAGCGTTCGTGCTGTTCGCGTTCCCGTGGGGGCAAGTCAACACGCCGTTAGCAAAGTTCAGAGGGCCAAGACAATGGCAACGCGACGTGCTAAGAACAATCGCCAAGCACATCAAAGATAATCAAGGGCAAGTCGACATGACAACGCTACGTGAGGCAGTAAGCTCAGGGCGGGGGATTGGTAAGTCGGCACTTGTAAGTTGGCTAATACTGTGGATGTTAACGACACGCATAGGTAGCTCGGTAGTGGTGTCAGCTAACAGCGAGTCGCAGTTAAGGTCCGTCACCTGGGGCGAGCTGACTAAGTGGCAGGCCATGATCATCAACGCGCATTGGTGGGAGATCAGCGCGACTAAGCTCGTGCCAGCCAAGTGGGTGTGCGAGCTAGTCGAGCGCGACCTCAAGAAGGGGACGCGGTACTGGGCGGCTGAGGGTAAGCTGTGGAGTGAAGAGAACCCAGACAGCTACGCGGGTGTGCATAACCACGACGGCATGATGTTAATATTTGATGAAGCAAGTGGTATACCTGACGGCATCTGGTCCGTGGGAGCGGGCTTCTTCACGGAGAACATATTAGATCGGTATTGGTTCGCGTTCAGCAACCCGCGCCGCAACCAAGGCTACTTCTTTGAGTGCTTCAACTCTAAACGAGACTTTTGGAACGGGAGACAGATAGATGCACGTCAGGTCGAGGATACAGATAAAGCGGTTTACGAACAGATTATTGCCGAGTATGGTGAGGACTCTTCGCAGGCGAGGGTCGAGGTATACGGTGAGTTTCCATCGGCAGGTGAAGATCAGTTTATCAGTCCTACACTTGTCGAGGACGCTTTCAAACGAGAGAGGTACAAAGATACTTCTGCGCCGATTGTTATCGGAGTTGACCCAGCGCGCGGCGGGGCAGATAGCACAGTCATCTTAGTGCGTCAAGGGCGTGACATCATTAGCATCAAGCGGTACCAAGGCGAGGACACGATGTCTATCGTTGGACGCGTCATTGAAGCAATAGAAGAGTTCAAGCCCGTGATGACAGTCATCGACGAAGGCGGCCTAGGGTATGGCATATTGGATCGGCTAACCGAGCAACGCTACAAGGTAAGAGGTGTGAACTTTGGGTCACGCGCTAAGAACAGCATCATGTGGGGCAACAAGCGCGCAGAGATGTGGGGCGCCATGCGCGACTGGCTCAAGACTGCAAGCATACCAGAGGATAGAAAACTAAAGTCAGACCTCACAGGCCCAATGAAGAAACCAAATAGTAGTGGTACGATCTTCTTAGAAGGTAAGAAAGAGATGAAGGCAAGAGGCATGGCAAGTCCTGATGCAGCGGATGCACTATGCGTCACGTTTGCATTTCCAGTAGCGCATCGTGAGTATGTTGACAAAGGCATAAAAAAGTCGTATGCTAACGGTGGCAGTATATCTAGTTCATGGATGGGAAGTTAAAATGGCTGCAAAAAAAGCACATGACAAACCTATTGCGCATACCACAAAAGGTAAAGACGCAAACTACAAGCCTACAGATAAAGGCGCTGGCATGACAGCTAAAGGCCGTGCAGAGTATAACGCTAAGAACGGCAGTAACTTAAAAGCACCAGCACCAAGCCCAAAGACAAAAGCAGACGAAGGCCGTAAAGCATCGTTCTGTGCTAGAATGGGTGGCGTAGTAAAAAATGCTAAAGGTGAAGCACCTAGAGCAAAAGCAGCACTTAAAAAATGGAAGTGTTAAGGACATATTATGGCAGCTAAACCAGGTTTATACGCAAACATACACGCAAAGCAAGAACGCATCAAAGCAGGCTCAGGTGAAAAAATGAGAAAGCCTGGCGCTAAAGGCGCACCTTCAGCTAAAGATTTTAAAGACTCAGCTAAAACCGCTAAGAAAGGTAAGTAATTTTGAGTGGTAATGAGAGACATAAGTTTGCAAATAACGGTACGTTATCTCCCCAAAAAATACTTAACCAGTTAAAATATGATGCTAAAAAGAAATACGGGTTAAGTTTAGAAGAAGTTAAATATTTAAGAGCGCAACCTTGCGAAATTTGCGGGGAAAAAGCTAAAAAAATGTGCATAGACCATATAATTCCTAGAACATATAGGGGTGTATTGTGCCAACAATGTAATACTAGATTAGGTTGGCTAGAACGAAATTTAAGTGTAGTTCTTGAATATATAGAAAGAGGGCCTCAAAATGCCATTAAAGAAATCTCCGAGTAAAGAAGCTTTTAGAGCAAATGTTAAAAAAGAAATTGCTGCGGGTAAGCCTATTAAGCAAAGCGTAGCAATTGCGTACTCAGCAAAAAGAGAAGCTACTAAAAAAGGTAACAAATGAGACTTAAACCATTAAGCGACTGCATCGTAGTAGAGCAAGACGAAGAAAAAGTAAGCAGTATTATTTTTGTACCAGGTGCTAAGAAGTTGTTTAGCGGATATGTACGCGCAATTGGCCCAGGGAAGAAATTAGAAAATGGAAACTTATCAAATATGGATGTTCAAGTTGGGGATCATATTATGTTTGGTGAATACACAGGTCAAACGACGACTATCGACGGTAAAGATTACCTAATGATGCGTAACACGGAAGTGATTGGACTGATAAATGAGTGATGAAATGGTAACCGTCGGTGTTGTCGCTAATGGCGGCAACAAGAAAAGCGATCCTAGGGATATGCTGGCTACAATGCGTAGCCGTTTTTCTATGGCGGTTTCTGCTTACTCAGAGTCAAGAGAAGATGAGCTTGACGACTTACGTTTTGAGGCGGGTTCGCCTGACAACCAATGGCAATGGCCTGCGGATGTGTTGGCAACACGTGGTTCAGTACAAGGCCAAACAATTAATGCTAGACCTTGCTTAACAATCAACAAGTTACCGCAACACGTTCATCAAGTTACTAATGAACAACGCCAAAACCGACCTTCGGTGAAGGTAATTCCTGTGGATGATAATGCTGACGTAG